AAGTACTTATTGCCGGTTGACAAAACGCCCGTGACATTCTTACGCAAGTTGGCAATCTGCACCGTGTTATAGATGCGTTGCTCCGCCTGCTTGATCATTGTATTGATCGTAGTCGTGTCAAACGTGTTCTGCGTGTAATCAGTTACCGCAGCTACAAGTTGGGCGTATGTTAGTGCCATAATTTAAGCCATTGGGCCGCGAGACATTAAACCTTTAGTGGCCGCGCCAGTGCCGCGCATCTTAATGCCGGACGTCTTAGGTGTGCCACCAGATGATTTGTTGATATTACCAACAGTCATCTCTACTGTATCAGCACGGCTTAAGTTTTTACCAGAGCCGGGATTTTCTTTAGGAGCGACTTTCTCGCCCTTCATTGTGTGCGGAGGAGCGTAGACTTTGGCATCGCCAACTTCTTTACCCATCATCATCTTGCTGTATTTAGCCATGTTAGCCTCGCTTTTGTGCGGCAATCTTTGCCAAATTACGACCCATGGTTTTCATGTCAGAGTTGGTTTTACCCTTACCCTTACCTGTTCCGCCCTTTGTTTCTTTGACAGAAGGGCCGCTGTTAGGAAAGATGTGAACATCAGTCTTACCTTTTTTAGCGACTCCGTCTGCTGATCGTGTATATGCCATGTTTAGCTCCTATGAAACTGTTATCGTTACTGTACCAACAAATGCCGTTGCAACCAAGTAGTTAGGTGTTAAATATTCATCAAAACCACTAGCTCCACCGACTGGATTCCAACCCCACTGGATGTCCCGTGAACCACCAGTTAAATTTCCCGCTGCATTCAAACCCGCCGTCACATACGTTGTGTCTGGCCGTGGCTGATACAAAGCCTGCGGATCATAAACAGGATACATACCCAGCTGCAACTGCGGCTGATCTGGATCCCAGCAAGCTTCACAAACCTTTAGCTGATAAAGCTTGGTCTTGATGACCTCCATCTTTAACTGCTTTAACTTATAACGCTGCCCACACCGATCACATTCGGCAATAGCATATTTACCGGATGCAAACGGTGTTGCCATTAAGTACCACCACCAATGAACGCTATACGAGGCACCAACCTCAATGTAGCCTTCTCGCGATCCTCTTGAGCCGCCAAAGTATATTGTTCGTCATAGACCCGCTTAAGCATATCCAGACGGCCTTGTAACTCAGGCACCTTCATGGCTATGTAGTAGGCTAGTCCGGCCACTACGCATGGTAGGAAGCGGAAATTCATATCGGATGTTTGTATACCAGCGCCAGCGTCTTGGATGCGGCGCATTCTGTAGTACACAAACTGGTATTGCTGTGAGTTATCAGGCGTAGGCCACACCGTTACAGCGGGCAACTGGGGTACAAACACCGCAGCTCCATCTGTTTGTGCAGCAGCTGTTGTATTGTTCTGACCACGGAACACACCGCCCAGCACATTACCACTGATATAAGTGTAGTAAATATCTTCAGTGCCTAAACGAATGTATCCAGACCCAGCTAGTCCAACCACCGAACTAAGCGTGATTGATGTGTCGGTCGATGTGATGTTGCCACTAAGTACAATGTCAGTGGGATTAGTTTCACCAGAAAGACGCTGAATCCAAACTTGGATCGGCCTGCCTTGAACCAACTTGTTAGGGATTGTTGCATAAGTAGAAACGCTAATGCGCGTAATACTCAAATCTGCCTGAGTTGATGAGTTGTTGGCTTGCGTTCTAATCACATGATCTAGCAAGTCAATCGTATCTAAAGGCAAAGCGTATGTAGCCAGTCCCGGAGTCAGAGTAATTGTCCCTGTCTCAATCGTCCACATATTGATGCCACGATTAGCCCACTCAATCGTCATCAGGTTAAGAGAACGGCGCGCTGTGCGTAGGTCATAACCTGTACGCATCTCACGGCCAGCTCTCTCCCACGCCTCTTCAGCGAGCTCGGTGAACTCCATGTTAAAGGCTGTGGTTCCTGTAGTGGTCATTTCTTGGCAGTCTTAGCAGAGTTAATGAATGCTTGAGCTGTAGGCGCACCCTTAGAGCCGGGCTTACGCATCTTCTCTTTAGAGCCAGCTGCAATACGTTTTCTCTTGGCGTTAATGTTGGCATACAAGCCAACAGGCCCGCCATCAGCGTACTCAGTAAAGTCAGTGTCATCCCTACGCTCTTTGCGTACACCTTTGGGCATTTTTGAGGCGCGCATAGCGCCCATTCCACGGCTTGCCATCATTTAGGATTACCTTTAGCTTTCTTGGCTAGAAACAATTTATCAACCATTTCTATCCGCTGGGGTTTAGTCGTAACTTTGTTAATAATACCCAACCGTTTGGGTTTGCTGGCGCCGTAAAACCCAGCCTTCTTTAAAGACTTAACTACTTTAGCAGCTGGTTTTACGGTTGCCATATCAGCACATCTTTCCGCGAGTCTTGCCGCGCTGGGCAATACCATCACCACGTTTTGAAGCTGTCATACCGCCACTGGCTTTCTTAACAACTTTCTTTTTAGGAGCAGCTGAACCGCCATCAACATCTTGAGGTGGCTTCATACCTTCAGTAAAGATGCCACGATTCATTTTGCGTTCATAGTCAGCCAGCTCTTTAGCTGTAGGGCCACCTTGACCGCCACGGCCAGCACCGGCTTTTTCTCGAAGTCTGTCTTCAAGCTCAAGTTCCATGTCGGTAGAACCGCCGTATACGTATGGGTCTTCACGCATATCAGCTCCTTAACACATTCCGCCGCGCTTCATGACAATTTGAGTGCCCTTGGTTTTGCCTTTAGTAGCAATACCATCAGCCGCTTTTGTATAGCCGCCTTTTGCATAAGCCATGCCGCCCATGTTCATTTTCTTGGCCGCGCCGCCGCTGGCCAGCTTGGTCATGGTTGAGCCTTTGTGCAAACGGCCTTCGTGTTTGTTCACGGCCTTCTGCATCATTGACTTGTCTTGCTTCATGTCTGCTTTAGCCATGCCGCCTTTAGCCATCTTGCCCTTACCGTCAGCCGCAAAAGCTGGAACTTTTTGTCCATCTTTCATGACCATTGGCATACCGCCACCTGCATATCCGCCCATATTCATTTTTTTCACATTGCCACCTTTTTTAAAGTTACCAAGATCCTCTGGATTTGCCTCATTGGCAGCCAGAGCACGAACATCAACGCCACGTTCATCAAGACGGCGGCGCGCCATACCGGGTTTCAGCCCACGTTCACGACTGTAAAGCGTTGCATCGCCGGGTTGTTTGTACAGAGCGCGTTTTACCGTAGCAACGTCATCATCAAATTCAGAATCTTTTTTAGCCATAGTGTCACCACCTCTTGCAAATTTACGGCCTTTATCGGCCTCATTAAAATCTTTACCCACAGACTGTGGGACGCCTGCTTTCTTGGCAAACGCTGGGTTATGAGCCACCGCCGCCATGAAATTGTGTTGCGCTTTACTCTTGCTTGGCATTATCGCCCCGCTTGAATAAGCTGGTCAATTTTTGCTTCAAGTTTGTTAAAGCGTTGGTCAATGTGGTTCGTAATGCGATCCACTTCTGCTTGAGTAACGTTATCACGGGCAACCTCCTCACGGGTTTTGTTCAAAAGAATCGTAATACGGGACAACTCGCGAAACTTTTCATTCACGATATAACCCATAACTGACATTAACAATGTTAATGTGGCCGACCAAACTGTATTGAGATCTAGCATTTCCATTTCTTCAACGCTTTATTGATCCGTGAATCTGGATCTTTTGCGGTCTTTTCGCTGGTTAACTTCTTCTTCATACCGCCCATCCTCGCACAGAAAGCGTCCTTGCGGGAGCCGCCTTCCGGCTGGGGAGGTTTCAAGTTCATACCTTGCTTTTTGGCGGAGGCGCGTCCCTTGGCATTCAAGCCACCAGTCGGACTCTTTCCCTCTTTCCTCTGCCATGCTGGACTCTTAGCCATAGAACACCGTGATTTTTGCGCTGGCAGGCAAAGTTATATGGACATTTGTACTAAACAAAACGCCTTCTCCGGGAACCGTAAATGATAGCGGATTTGTTGGTGAAACAGCAATATTAAATTGCAAAGTTATGGGGCCGCCAGAACCACCGTCGCGAAAAATAATGTCACCAGCAGTGCCGCCAGTCAAGAATTGATAGCCCCGCACTCGGGTGCGGTAGGGCACCGCAGTGCCAGTCGCTTCTAAATGAACGGCTTTTACGTCTGTTTGCATCATAATCAATCTCCTTTAAAAAAGGGGCCGAAGCCCCTTGGGTTGATTAAGCGATACGAGAGAACACGTATGCAGTGGCGCTAGAGAACATGATGCGGAAGCAACCAATGCCAGTTACGCCAGATGGCACGGTCAACAGGCCAGCACCAGCACTAGAACCAGCGGCTGCAGCGGCAGACAAGATGCCATTAGTTGCAACAGCGATAGTCACGGTGTTTGCGCCAGCGGTGTTGTCAACGTACAAGTCCAGCGTAGTGCCACGAGTTGCGCCCAAGGCTGCGCCAAGCAAAGTGCCTGTAGGCAAAGTGATGGTGACTGTTCCAACAGAAGTTGAAGTGATGTAGCCCGTAGCAACTTCTGCTGCGGTGGCTGTTGCTGTGGCGTTAATAGCAGCGGTTGAGGGATGGTTTTGGTCAGTAAAAACCAGATTTGTAGTAGTTAGGTTGGTTACGCTAGTGGTAGCACCAAACGTAGCGTCAACTGTAACTGCGCCAGTTGTTGCGTTAATAGAAATGTCTTGAAAGCCGTTTTCAGAACGAACTGGGCCGTTAAACGTGGTATTTGCCATGATTTTTCCTTACATACAAGTTAAGTGCATCAGTCTGTATGTCGTCAGCCGGGACTGTCTAATGCACCGGATAAGCCCGGATTAATATGTTTATACCACTCAAATAAAAACAATGCAACAAAAAAGGGAGCCGAAGCCCCCTTTTTCTTTACCGCTGATTAAGCACCAGCAGAGCCGAACATACCCAATGGATCTGACCAACCAAAAGAATAACGCTCGCGAGACTTGTAACGAACGTTACCTGTATCGAAGTCGCCGTCCATGGAGTTAGCCAAGGGTGAACGAACAAAGTGCTTCATGCCGTTAGGAACGTCTGTGGTCAAGAACCAAGCGTTAGTATCGGTCAAGAAGTGGTTTACACAGTAACCTTCAGCAATTGAACCGTTGTTCTTAATTGCGTTGATGTCGTTATCAGCTGTACCGACACGGAGTTCCGTTTCGAGCAAGCGGGTAGCAACGAATTGCAATGAAGAAGGAACAACCAATTTCTTTGGTTTAGCTGCGATCAACAGGCCGCGCTCGTCTGTCCACAAGCTGATCTGAATAACGGCGGCTTCCAAAGAAGTCTCGTTCAAGTCAGCTGGTGTAGTAGGAACGTTACTGTTAGTACCACCAGACACCAAAGGATGTGATGCACTGAACAATGCAACACCGTCACCACCAACATAAGCGCTAGAGAAACCGTTGTTCAAAACAGCGGCTGCTTTAACTTGCTTGGTGTATGCCATAGCGCGGGCCAAAGCTTTCGTATAACGTGCAGACAAAGAGTCATACAAGTTATCTTCGATAGCCTCTTCAGTCAAGCTGAAGCCCAAAGCAATGGTTTCGTGGTTGTATCGAGCAGTCCATGCTTCCTGTGCATTGTCATAGCTGATGGCAGAGCCTTCATTTTTGACTGGTGCGGCAGAGAAGCCAGAGAGTTTAGTCTCTTCTTCGAAGCTACGCTCTGATGTCTCAGTTTCGTAGATCTCTTTGTGCTCTTGATCGTATGTTGCATATTGCAGACCGAACAAAGCGTTCAGACCGGGAAGCAACTCTTTAAGTAGTTGTGCGCGTGAAATAGCCATGATCTAGCTCCTTATGCTGTAGCAGTTGCTGCGTAATACTCGTGCTGACCAAAATTCAATTTAACCAGAATTTCTGGGAATTGATTAAAGATCAACGTTGAGCTTGCGGCAAACGCAGTGATGGGGGCTTGATTCAAAATCACAGTCGTTGCACCAGCCGCCGCTGCTGTATCTACAAAGGATCCTGAAGCAATGTAATTGCCGTTAGAGTCCAATGAGCCTACATCAGTACCAACAGGCAACGCAAAGGGAATTGCGCTACAAGTGATAGTGGCAGTTGAAATGCTTGTGAATGTGGCGGAACCAAGAGAAACTTCGGTATCTGGATTCAAACCCAACACACGCAAAGGCAGAGCATCTGTCGTTGCAGGCGTATCGCTTGGAGCTAGAACTGCGTTCTTTGAATTACCAGTTGCAGTGCTGCCAGTGTTGTTGATCATGGCCACGTTTTGGCCGATCATTGCACGAGCACCAGAAGCAATAACAGTAGTAGCCGAGCAAACAACAGCAGAGAACACAGTGTCAGGATCGTCACAAACGATAGCCATAATGTCGCCCGCAGCAGTACTTGCTGGATAATACTGAGAAAACGTCTTCTGTTTGGTCAGCGGGTTGGTATACGAGCATCCCAAAAAGACACCCGCTACTGTACCCAACGTACCAGTACTTACAGAAAGACGCTCTAAATTACCGCGAACCAAGCCCACGAGATCACCATAAAAGATGTTCGTAGCGTAGTTGTTGATGATTGCGTATTCACGAGTAGAACCCGCAAATACCTGACCTCCGATCAAGTTGATCGGTTTTAGCCCGTAAGGGCTTGAAACCACAGGATAAGCCATTTAAGACTCCTATAAAATTTAAGTACCTTTACCAAAGCTAGACGAGGATTTATTCTCTTTGAAGAGAGGCATCCGCGCATCGCTTTGACGCATTAGATTGTTGTCTACAGCTTCCGTCTGAGATTGTGTCAACTTGTTAAAGTGCGTATTACGCTGTTCCACAAACTCTTTCGGGGTCTTACAGAGTAACAACCCGCCAATCTCAATATGGTCTTTATAACGGCTATTGGGATCAGCTAACAGTCTAAATTGTGGTTGTTCATCTAAACCTACTGGCTCCCATCCTTCGCGCCGTTTTGCGGCCAAGTTACGAGGGTCAGCTGTGTTTAAATTAGAAACACGAATCCATCGGTAAGCGTAGTCCGGGTGCTTGTCGGGTTCAGGTAGAAGTTCGGCCTGCTGCCACTGTTTAGGACGTTCAGCCATCAATCTATCTTCAAGTTCACGCGGTTTTCTGTTTTCAGCCATTATTGGCCTCCATTTCGAGTTTCGCCTTGGCATATTGCTCGGGCGTTAAATTTAGTTTCTTGGCCAGACTCATTTCAGATGGATTCAAACGAACCCTCTTAGGAGCAGTTGACCTTGTAGCCGGTGCTACCACCGAACTTCTTCGAGCGACTGGGCGCTCATTTTGTTCCGCTTCTTCCTCGAATCGCTCGGGGAAACGCTTGCGGATAGTGGCGTCTATCTTTCGATAATATTCTTGTGATGAAACCTGAACACCTTCGCGCTTGAGTCTCTCATGGAGGCCTAGAGCTAAACTGGTCATCTCTTCATCTTCTCCGAACCACGGATTTTCCTGTTGCCATGCTTGCGCGCTGGGGTCAGGACGGAACTGTGGTGCCGGCTGTGATTGCATTTGTACAGGAGTTTCTTCCTCTTGTAAAGCGGGTGGACGAAAATTCTTTACTTTTTCGGTTTTGAGGGTTGCTTGGGTAAGACGCTCTTGGGCTTCCATCACCTTATCAGTGTCGCCAGAATCATAGGCTTCACGATAAGCGCGCTTGGCCGCTTCCATCTCCATAGCCACAGCTTTCTGAACGCTCATAAGCACGTTCTTCTCGCTGTTATTAAGGTTTGACTTAAGGCGCTGGTTCTCTTGCATTACCTTTTGAGCAAAGGCAATAGCCTCTTGTTGCTCTCGTATAGCGTTATCTTTCTCACGGCGTTCATCGTGAGCCAGCTTCTTCATCTGGATTAGCTTCTTTTTGACCTTACTGGAATAGTCTTCCAGCTCATCGTTATAGAGCTCTTCCTTTACATTGTCCGGCAGAGGGGGTTTACCGCGATCCTCTTCCGGCGTGTTGTCTTCTACGTCAATGATGATCTGTTCATCAGTTTGATCGTCTTCTGTGGTGACCTTTACGTCATCCTGTTCGTCTGGGAATTTAAAAGTTTCAGCCATGTTGTTCCTTATTTACGGCGAATACCGCGAGGATCATCTACTACGCCTTCAACAGAATCGTCATTGATCACACGGAATTCTTTGCCGTGAATTACCAGTCGCGTTCCTGAATTGGGTCTAATCAAGATAAAGTCACCCTTCTTGCAGTACGGGCCAGATGGGAATCGGCTTGCGTCCTTGTAGCAGTCTGGGCCCATGTCTACTACGAATAACACAGTAGTCAGGGTTTCCTCAATCATGAGAGTTTCTTCCGCTTTAATGAGTCCGGAGTCTCCGTATTCTTTTTCCATATCGGGTATGGCACAAAGAATTCTGTAACCAGATGGGCGGGGAAGTTGTTTAGCCTTCTCCTCTGGCTTTGTGTTCAAGATCTTGGATAAATCCACGGCCTTGGTTATGTCGAGATTTGAAATCTCACTCGTCATCGTCATCGTGATTGACTCTTTCTTGTAGGTCTATGATGTATAAACGTGCAGTGAGTAGACCTTTCACCTCTCCACACATCTTCTTGTACTCCGCAAAGTCTTCAGCCTTGCCATCGGCTATTGACATTTGGAGTTGGGATACTTTGTCATCTATCTTTGAAGCTAGAAGTTTTAGGTATTTGTCGATCATTGTTTATTCCTCATCATGTCAGCCAAAAGTTTGGTCTTCTCTGACTGGGCGTCTTGGGCTAGTTCCATCTGATCTTTTTGTATCGTAGCCTGCAGGCGCGCCATATCAATTTCCTTTTGGGTAGCGATACGGTCACGCTCAATCTGCTGCTGTGATTGTTTGAGCTGGGCATCAGTTGCATCCTTCTGAGCCTTACGCTGCACCTCTTGACCCTTAAGCGCCAGCTCTTGCTGTTGCATTTGGATAAGGGGATCTTGTTGCATAGCCGCCGCTTGAGCCTGCTGGGCCTGTGCAGTATTGGCTTGCAGTAACTGGGCGCTTGCCTGTGCGATGAGCTGCGACAGCTGGACTTCCACATCCTCTGGCAATTTCTCGTTCGGGGCGGGCATTGGCACACCCATTTGCTTCTCTATCAACTGACGATAGTGGAAGCCTAAGTGCTCGGCAATGTGAGCCTGCATAGAAGCCATGATCTGATTGGCCATGGGGTTCTGACCCACCGTCTTTTGAATCAATGGGTCTTGCATGAACGTCTGGTGCGTAGCAATGTGGGCTTGTTGATCTTGGTAGATAAACGCCTTCATCGGCATACCTTTCAGTGCGGCCATGTTCTCGCTGACTGGGTCTTTTGGCATCTCATCATCAGGCAACGGCACCAACTTCTGGGCGTTTTTAATACCGAGGACATCAAGCATCTGCCTATGTAACTGTGGTAAGTCATAGATCTGGGGAGCTTGCTGGGCCAGCTGGATCACCGCCTGATATTGGACAATCTTCTGCGCCATCGTGGCCGCATTGGGATCACTCACAGGAATAACATCAACTAAGTCGTAATCAGATCGCTTGGCTTTGCGGGATCCTTCTTCTGGCTGGTAAGAGTATTCATCAGGTGTGTAGTCTCTGATAATGTCGCGCAGAAGAGCCAGCTCTTGCTTAAATGAATAGTGAATACGCGCCTGAACAGCGGTCATTACCTTTAACTGACGCTCAAGGATGGCCAGTGTCGTACCAACGGGAGAGTTGGCAGACATATCGGCAACTTGGATGTCAGCTGCAGAAGCAAACTTGCGGCCTTCTTCGACAATCTTATCGAGAAGAGTTGCCAATACTTGTGACGGCTCTTTGTAAGGCAGAGCCATGATGTTCTCTGCAATAGATCCGCTTGGTACGTCCACATCGCGCCACTCAGCTGGGCCGATTGGTGTGTCATCTCCCTTAACCCGCAGACCACGGGTTTTAAAGCCGCCGGGCAAGTTGGCCAGAGTCCCTGCATCCACCAATTGACGCAAAATAGACGTACCAGACTTAGCAAATGCTCCAACTAAGTGAATCAGTCCAAAACAATAGAAGCCAAAGCCGGGGACGTAGCCATAATGGACGTAGTGCTGGCGCTTAGTGTGGAGTTTGTCGCCTTGTTTCCAGTTTCTGCGGATAGCCAGACACTTCATGCTTCCATGTTCAATGGTCACAATGTAAGGCAGGGCAATTCCTGTAGGTTCGCCGTCTTTATCGGTGTGCTCGTAACCTTCAAGGTCGAGCTCTACGTTCATCTCAAGGATTTTGTAGCGGTCATCCGACAAAGCGCGGAATCCCATCTTCTCAGCGATCTTTTTCTCTACTTCCTCCAGCGTATTGTTGGGCTCTCCCAAATCAATGTCGGCATAGAATCCAGCAACCTGTAACTTACGCAGCTCGTTTTCCGTCTTTCGCATAACGTGCGTAACGCGAGGGGACGTTTGAATGTCGGACGCGCCGTAAGGCACAACCAGATCTTCAGCCGGAACGAATATTGATGTTTGTCTGTCAAAATTTGGATCAAAGTAGACTTTCTTAAAAGCATTACCAGACAAACCAAGACCCCAGACCATTCTTTCGTGCTCTGGCCTAAACTCTGTCATTACATCCGTCAGCTGATAGTTCATATCATCTTGAACACGGGTCGCAGCGTCTTTTTTCTCGGGGGTTTCCTTGCCAATGATCTGGGTCTTCACTGGCCCAGCTGCAGGAAACGTGCTCATCATGATTTCAGCTTGGAATTTAACCAAAGCTTCTGACAATAATGGGTGGTAAACACCGCAAGCACCAATCCAAGGGTCGGCGCGCTCTTCAATCTTCATCCCCAAGAGCTCTAACCCGTCTACATAGGTCTGCATCCAGTCTTTACGGGAGTTGACGTCATCGTCATAGTCGCCAACTAGGTCAGTCACTATCCCAGTTACGATAGATTCGTCTAAATAATCAACTAAGTTAGCGTCAAAGTCATCTATCTCTTCGCCGCCAATTGCTATTTCCATCCCACCCATACTAATTGTGACCTCTTCAGGGTCAACAATCTCAATTTCAATGCCGCCGTCCTCTTCGGTATCAGGCATTAGGGCTTCTAAACCCTCTGGTGCGGCGTAAAGTGATTTTTCAATGGACATATGTATCCTTAGTAGTAAGAAACTTTGCGTCTAAACGAGCGAACTTCGTCCTCTTCGTCTGTCTGCAAGCGTATAAACCCGCCTTTTCTGAACCTTATCAGAGCCTGCGTAGAAGAGTCAACTAAGTCATCGTGGTCTGAGTTTGGGAACGCAGCCATTTCTTCCATTAACTCATCAGCCCAGCGCGTAGCTGGCGCCCAAACCTTACCGCTGGCAAACAAATCAGATACAGAATTGATCCTCACCATCTTATCATTACCTCTAGACGGCGTAAACTCTTGAACAGGTATCCCCATCGCCCTGAGTTCATAAATCAATGGCGCTCCGGACGCCTTGGCCTCAACGATAAACGCATCTGGCTCCCACTCTTTATAGTGATTAAAGGCTTTCTCTTTTAACTCTGGGAATTCCATGCGCTTTTTAAACGCATCTAACAAAATAATATTCGCATCGTTCTGGTTCTCGTTCAAATAGAAAACCCCCCAAGTCGTACAAGCTGAATAGTCAGAGCGTTCGTTTTTAGTAAACGCCGTATCCCAAGACTGGATCACAAACTCGCACTTAGGCGGGTCTTCGTCTGTCCATTCTTTCCACCACTCCCGCTTAACAATCGCGCCTTGTTCACTAGTCGGGCTCTGTTGATACTGGGCATTCCACTTAGCCGCAGGCAGTTCAGACTGTAGGGCGTGTAGTTCTTCTAGGCTCCAAAACTCTGGCCATAAAGGATTTCCCGATGGGAGAATTGCAGGGAAGTCAATTACTTCCCAGTCATCGTTTCCGTCTTTATCAATCGCAGACTGCAAGATCCGGCCAGTCAGATCCCTCTTGGCCCAGCGCGTCATCACGACAATAATCGCACCACCCGGCTGAAGACGTTGACGAGGGCCAGAGGTGTACCACTCATAGACTTTATCAAAGACAGAGTTATCTCCTTGGGCCAAGGCGGCTTCTTGTTCAGAGTGGGGATCGTCAATGATTAATAGATCAGCACCTTTACCTGTTACTGTACCGCCTACCCCGATAGCAAAATACTCTCCGTTTTTATTTGTAGACCAACGTCCAGCGGCTTTACTGTCTGACCTTAAATTAACATTGGGGAATATCTTAGAGAACGGCTCACTGGCTACTAAGTTACGAACCTTACGGCCAAAGCCCACCGCGAGTTCTGCTGTATTGGAACACTGGATGATCTTCTTACTGGGATCCCGTCCCAGAAACCAAGCCGGCAACATATACGAAGCAAACTCAGACTTCGTATGCCGTGGGGGCATATTGATGATCAAGCGTTTAATCTTTCCAGTCGCGATCTCTTCAAACTTCTTAGCCATGACTTTATGGTGGCGGCCATCAATGAACCCCGGCCACATAGCATGGGCGAACTTATTAAAGTCATCAAAGGCTTCTTCTCTTTGTTGGCTGGCTTCTAATGCGTCAAGGTCGTCAAGGTAAGAGGCTTGTTCGTTAGAAGGCATCTTAAAGAAAGTCACAGCGGCGGCCTCGGCTTCTGGTTTCGTAAGGTTAAGAGCAAACATCACCCTCCTTACAAACAGGTCGCGCTCCTCTTGCATCTCCAGTTGTTGTTTTTTGTTCAAGGAAGGTTCCTCAACTTTAAGTAAGACGGGCGCACACTACGTGCCGAATGAACACTGCGCCTGCATATCCCTAAGTCACAGAGCTTCTTCACAACCCTGTGTACATTCCCCCGCCCTCTATCTCCAGTATGAAACATGATGTCATCTATAGAAGGCCCATATCCATAGTTCCTCCAATACTCATCTATCACAAGGAACACAGTCCTTTGCTTCTCAGTCATACACGCCCCTATACACGCCTCTAACGTTTGCTTAATCGCTTCTTTATTCTTATGTATCATTGTAAGAATCTGTAAGTTTCATGTAAGTTTCACTATCGTCACTGACAGATGTGGAAAAAATATACCCCACCCCTTTTTGTATACATAAACATAGGGGGGGTCATTCTGTATCAAAGTCGAGGATCTGCTCATCTGGATTTTTGGAGGGCCCCCCCTCTTTTTTTTCTGGTGTTTGAATGTCAGAGTCTAATGTTTGAATGTCAGAAACAGTATGTGATAGGGCGCCCGGCGCGCGGGGGCCTGCAGGCGGGGCCCCGGGTGCGGTGGGTGCGCCGCTGGCAGCCTCCGAAGTGGCAGCCCCTCGAATTTCTTCCATCAATTCCAGAGCATCGGTGACCGGGCCAGCGCTGGGCGCCCGCTGCTGCAGCCTATCGAGCAGCCGGGCCCGTATGTCAGCGCTCTTGTGCACGATGGTGCTCTCTTTACGCTCAAGGAAGGCTCCGACTTCGAATAGGTTACCGATCAGCTGCAGCGCTCGCATACGCTGGGCCGGTGGGAACTCTGGGTTTAGTGTGTGCTCTACCAGCTGCTGCACCAGCAGGGCCTTCAATTGTGCAGGGGTTCGATGTTTCTCCGCTTCTATTGCCAGCTTATACGCTTCAACCTCACGCTGTATTCTAGGATCGGCCGCGAGCTTATATGGCGCCGTCACAATGGTTGACTTGGCAGGCTTTGGGTTATAGCTTTGCCGGTATGCTGCAGCCTTAGTGTTACCGAGTGCAACGGCATGAGCGAAGGCCTTAGCCTTGCTGCTGATCTTGGGTGTTCTACCCTCTCCGCTGCTTAACAGCGATTCAATGGGGACTTGCTCAAAGCCGGCTTTTATTTGCGCGCGTGTTAACTTTTGAACCATGGTGTTTTCAATGGGTATGAAATAAGAATCCCGAACATAGCAGACCACGCGCAGCAATGCAAACCACCACGGCCCAGCTGGCCATCATGGCCTATCAGCTCACCAGCTGCAGCAGCTCACCCCTCCCCAGGATTATTGCCGGCCAATTTATTTTGCATTAACTGTAAAAAAACCCCTTGACAAGTCAACACATGACATTATGTAATCGTTATTCATGTTTTAACCACCACCGAAAGGAACCCTATGAAACCTCTCTACCTTATCGCCTGCAGTAGCGCCAAGCTGGGCCACGCTGCACCAGCTGCAGAGCTGTATCAGGGCCAAGCGTTCAAGCTGGCCATGGCCGCAGCAGAGCGGGCCGGCGCTGATGTAATCATCCTCTCGGCCCTACACGGCGCCGTGAGCCCCACGCGCCAGCTGCAGCCCTACGATCGCGCGCTGTGTGACATGAACACCCAACAACGCAAGGTCTGGGCCGGCATGGTCGCGCAGCAGCTGCAGCAGCATAAAGACCGCGCTATAACTGTGCTGGCCGGTAAACACTACGCCGCCGCCGTTGACTATTTCCCGAACGTATCGCGCCCGCTGGCCGGGCTGGGTATCGGCCAACAGCTGGCAGCGCTTAAGAACCTAAACACAACGACCGAAGAGCTGGAAGCGCTCGAAGAGCTGGCCCTTGCCGACTACAGGGCCGAAGAGGCCGACCGCCGGGCCGCTTGGGCCGCCGGCTGGGATATTGGCAGCGGCGCCGTATTGCTGGCTAAGGTTCGACTCGGGAAGATACGCGACCAGCTGCACGACCTCGACCACGAAGGCCGGCGCGAACTCGAGCGCGAAGCCCGGGCCGACTACGCCGAGCGCGCAGCCCTCATGCTTGACGATGCATAAACCCCAACCAACCAAAAGGAAAACCATGGAACCAATGAAACACCACCAACACCGACAGCACTACAGCCCGGCCGCCGAGCGCGCCGAATCACGCGCTGCAGCCGGTGCAGACTTCGCGGCCATTTTGCTAGTGGCCGGCGCCCTGACTGTGGGCGCCCTTTTTTACTTCGACATTTTTACAAAGGGGTTTTAACCATGGGAAACAGAGCCGTTTTAACTTTCAACACCGCCCGCAATGCGCCTGCAATTTATCTGCATTGGAACGGAGGCCGGGCCAGCGTTCAGGGCTTTATAGACGCGGCCCGCGCGCTGGGCCTGCGCCATGCGCCAACAGCTGCAGCACAAGCCGAAGCGCTCGACCAGCTGGCCGAAATGATGGCCCGGCATTTTTTCCGCTGCAATGTGGGGATGACAGTCTACCGCCAGCAATACGGCACCAGCGACCGCGACAACGGCGATAACGGCACCTATTTACTGGGCCGTGATCTATCCATTATCGAGCGCCTATACAAAGCCGGCCCCGATGAAATAAACCCGGCCAAAACCGCCGCAATTGTCGAACAGATCACGGCCACCGCGCCCGCATTTAACTAAGGGGCTGCAATGCTTTACACATTCATTCGAAATAGCGGAAACCGCAAAACCGGCCCGCTGCCTGTTACTTACAACCTCCGCGACACTTGCCCGCCCGGCTGCGCCCTTTACCGGGCCGGCTGCTATGGTGAAGATTTTCATACCCGCATGAGCTGGGACAAGGTACCCCAGCGCGGCGCCCCGGTGCAGCAGCTGGCCGGCCACATTCAAAGCTTACCGCCCGGCCAAGTGTGGCGTTTTGCTGTAGTGGGTGATCTGCCCGGCAAGGGTGAAGCAGTAGACGCCCACGCGCTGGGCCTGATCGTGAAGGCCAACCGGGGCCGGCGCGGGTTTACCTACACGCACAAACACCAGCCCGAGGCCCTGCGCTGGGTGAAACACGCCAACGCTTGGGGCTTTACGATAAACCTAAGCGCCGACAATGCCGGCCACGCCGACAAGCTGGCCAACACCGGCGCCGGGCCCGTTGTTGCCGTTGTGCCCATGGATACGCCAAAAGTCAGCCACACCCCAGCCGGGCGCCTAATCGTGGTCTGTGAGGCCCAAACCCGAGACGAAATAACGTGTGAGTCATGCGGGAATTTCGAACCATGGTGCAGCCGGGCCGATCGTGATTTTATTGTGGGTTTCCGGGCCCATGGCAGCAAGGCCAAGCAAACCGACAAGCTGGCCCGCCGAGTCATTCCAATTTTGAAAGGTTGAATTATGCTTAAAACAATGCGCGCAAAATACCCCGGGAAGTGCAGCCTATCAGGCGCCCGCATAAACCCCGGGGATTTCATCATTTACAACACAGAAACCCGAACGGCGGAGCTGGAGCCTGACGCCGACACAATCCAATTTTCAACCACCAGCCCGCGCGTGAGCGATGTTTACAACTTTTCGGGCCGCGAGTTCTACCGCAACAAAAAGGGCCGTTGTGAAGACGCGCCATGCTGTGGCTGCTGCACCATATGAACATCACAGAACCGCGCACCATGGCCCAGCTGCTGGCCGATGGATACACGCGCGACCAAGTTTATAACGCAGTTAAACGCGGGCAATTGGTAAACCTTGCAGCCCGTGACGCTTGGGGCCGCCGTACCCACGGCCCGGGCCTATTCTCAAACCCTGCAGCGCCGGCCTACAACGCCGGCCCGCTGCTTTCCGCATGGAGTCAATCATGACAGACCAAGAAATAATCAACTATTACTACGGGCCCCGGCCCGGGTTAACGCTGCAGCAGCTGGCCATCATGACGGGCCGCACCACCGCGCAGCTGTGCAAAATTTTATTCAACTGAGGCCCATCATGAAGCAAACTGAACACACCTATATTCAAGCCGGTTACAAAGTGGCCCGAGCCATCAAAGCCGGAAGCGCAGCGCGCGCCCGGGCTGCAATCCAAAATTTTGATCTGCTGCTGGCCCTTGAAGCAGAAGCCGACAGGGCCGAGGCCCGGCGCCTTTATGTGCTGGGTTATAACGAAGGCCAGCACTAACCGCCCGCCGCCCACCACGCACCGGCCCCCGGGCCGGACAGGCCGCCCGCAAGACCAGCGCACAAGCTGGCAGCACGAGGCTATTTATCCAACTATTCAAGCCAGTAAAACGAGGCTATTTTTTAACTCAACAAACGGAGATTTTTAAATCATGACTGTATCTAAGATGATTATTGAGCAAATTCAATGCGTTTATTTTGATTTGAGCGACCTACTGGAAAAGCTGGATTGTGCAGCGATCAAGCTTGAAGACTTTGAAGAATTCGAGAACTTACAAGAATTCATCATTGAACAAAAGCAAAAGATGGCTGACCTTGAAATTTCTTTAACGGAGTAAACCCATGAAATACGATGTAACAATTCAGGCTATTGTCACCAAAACCTACACAGTTGAGGCCGACACCGAAGACGAGGCCTATCAAGTGGCAAACAATTATTTTAGTCTTACCGAAGAGTTCGGCGTGTTCGAAACTTATCAGCAAGACACAATCGAAATCCAGCCATCCGAAACCGAGGAGGCCTGATCCACTTCTGTCAGTGACAGATGTGAACCTTTCACGAAACTTACAAAAACCCGCGCAGGGATTCGGCAGCCAACTGGGTGCCAATCCTCTGCTCGGTATCGTTGAAGTCCTCTCCAGCCTCGCCTAACCAGTAGACCGAGGCTATTTTTTTGGCCGTGGCCACGCCCATAGCATCGTTATCGGCAATCACTAGTGGATCACGAACACCCTTGGCGATTTCTAGCATATTCCCCGCAGAGAAACACACATGAATCGTATAGCGTTCGCGCAAATACTTCATTGCCCTACGCACAGACATACCCGTGGCAAACCCCTCACACAGAATATTGCGGCCTTTGGCATCAATGACCAGACTGGCGCCTTTGGTCTGTTGCCCTGACAAAAAGCGTTTTGTGCCGTCTTCCTGAATGAGCTGGCACCCAACCAAGTGCTGACCCACCCTCATTGGCAACACCAGTAGATCATTCCACACTAGGCCTCGATCAGGAAACCCTTTGCGGATCAAGTAGGGGTGCTGCTGCTTGACGGCATTGTTCAGAATGAATGCGGCCTTATCTGCAGCCTTACGCTGACGCAGCTGGTGCTCGCGCTTGGCCGCCTCACGCTTGGCCGCAGCATTAGGATCGGGCACGAACGGCTCGCTAGATTTGTAAAGTATGTGTCTGTCATGTACGGCAAAGTTAATGATTGCGCCTTTGTGGCCATCAAAGATGTACGCGCCGTTCTGCTTTCTCGGGTGATCATCAGTGCCAACACGCACCCAGCGATCCAACACAAGGTCTTTGATCATGAGGCCATGATCCCTTGCAAACTCTTCAAAGGTCATGCTTTCCCCTTTGATTTAAGCCAAGCAATGTTGCGCGACTTGATCCATGAAACTGTTTTGTGAGTAATTGGCGCGGGGTTTGTATGCAGCCCTCGGGGGTAGACGCCATACTTTTCTTTGTACTTCACAGCCGCATAGCCCTCTTTGTATCCCTTCGCTTTTGCAAAGAAGATCAGCTCAGAATAAAACTTCTGATTTTCAGACACGGCCTCGCGCTTAGTAATCTCCAGTTCTGTCAGCTGGCCCGGCACGTTGAGCAGCTGCTTCTGAGCTTTCTCAAACCCGCACTCACCACAAACCCGATCAGGCCAGACCCATAAAGTCTTACAGGCCGGACACTTGGCCTCGGTCTTTTCCTTTTCTGTGGGCTCTTTCTTTGCAGTCTCGGCGCCATTCTGCAGCTCGGTCACGCCCTCATCAAAAAGCTTGTCCCATTCTTTCCTAAACCGGAGGTAATTACCCGAATGATCAAGCCACAGGCCGTATTTTTTTCCCTCATAAGGCCGCATGATCCGACCCATTTGCTGCACATGACTGCTGAACGACTTAGAAAACGGCCTAGCCGACACGCCAATCATCACATCAGGGACGTCAAAACCTCTGGTCAGTATGTCTGTGGCAATTAGTCCGTTGATTTTCGTGTCAGGCCTGCTGAAATCCTCAATTGTCTCGGCTTTGAACTCGTCATCCTCTTTGTAACTGATCGACACAAAGTTATAACCGCGCTCATTAAACTGGCGCACAAGGTCGCGGCCATGCTCAACACCGGAGGCAAAGACAACTGTCTTGCGTGGGCCACCGAACACTTCATTTGTTTTATTGATCCACTCTTCGACAATGTCGCCCGTGATCTTCATGCCGCGCTCAGACACATCATCAGATGACCACTCTCCGGCAACCTTCTTGGCGCCTGTCATGTCGATTTCTTTGGCAATGTAGATCTTCAACGGAGTAAGCCACTTGTTCTCGATCAGCTCGCCAGTAGGCTTGGCACCTACTACATTCGTGTAGGTATCACCCAGCCCATTCGTAAAAGGCGTGGCCGTGAGGCCGATCACCTTCATCTCTGGGCGGTCTTTGATGAACTGAACAATCTGCTTGCGCTGAACATGACACTCGTCAATGATGAGCATAGACACATCAGGGAAGTTGTCCCTGCTTTCTAGTGTCTGCGCGCTGCATACTTGGATCTTTTCATAAGGCCTGTAGCGCCAATGATCCGCCTGCATGACACCATGATTGATTCCATAGTTACCAAGGCGGGTACTGGTTTGGTTTACCAGTACGATGCGGTCAAGCACCATCGCTACATTCTTAAGCTGCTTGGCCTGTTCTAGCATGATGGCCATCGCCACCTCTGTCTTGCCAAACCCTGTGGGTGCGTAGAGTAGTTGGCTTGTGTGGCCATCCTTAAAACCCTGAGCGAGCTTCTCCACGACTTCCGCTTGATGCGGTCTTAAACTGAGCATTTGATTTCTCCTACCGGGTACCGCCCGGCTTCGGTTTATTTAGATTCTAGTGCCTTTTCTGACCTCTCAGCGCGCTTCTTCCAATAATTCATTTGCTTGATCATCTCAGCATTTTTGTTCTGGAATTCATTGCGTGATTGGGTCATTGTGCGAAGCTTAAACTCAAGGTCTTTGACCTCGGCTCGCAACGACTCTATGGTTTCTTGAACCTCTGCGCGCGCTTCCTCAGACACAGGCAGCGTCTTGATGGCCAGCATATCTTTGAGCTTTGTATTCTCTTCTGTCAATGCGATCTGCTCAATAGCCAGCTCATGCATCTTGTCATCTTCGGTGTACTCTGGCTCTGGCGGAGGAGGGGGCGCAGCTGAACGGCCAATGTTTGTCGTATTCATTCTGCGACCATTCTTGTCAACCACAGATGTCTTCTCTAAACCCAACATCTTTTTGACACGGCCAACTGTAGAAATGGAAACATCGCATAGCTCGGCAATAAAAGCATCGGTTGAATTACCGTATTCAATGTCTTCCAAGGCCATCTGAACCACATAGCGGCGTTCTTCTGGGGTACGTGGCTTACCATGCTTGCTGTTGGCCTTTAAACAGGCTTTGAAAGCATCGCGCTTGGTGCCTTGATTGATGACCGCCTCAATGTCCAAGAACCCTGCGCGCTTGTGTGCGTGAAACCTATGGAAACCATCGCTTGGCCAGTAGGACTTGCCATCAAACCATAAATCAATAGGCGGGAATGTGTCTTTACCCTCAAGCAATATCTCGGTGTAGTGTTGGACTAAGGGCTCGTCAATTTCTTTGCGGGGCTGGGTGCCGCCGTCTAAACGAATCTTTTGGAGCTTGACTCTCTCAATAATAATTTCTGTTGTCATTATTTTCCTTTTGTTGATGTTCTTTTGGATGCGCGGCCTGCCCAGCAAGCGGCGCAGTGCCATTTTGTGTGGCCTAGTTGGATGCCACCCTCTGGTGGTTTCATTTCATTGCAACTATTGCACTCCTTGTATTGATGTACCGGCTGCTTGCTGCCGATTGATAGTTGTTGGTTAGCAAATCCATTCATTTCTTCATGTTCCTTATGTAAACCGTGAAACTGTCTATTGTGACCTGCCCAAAGGCCGTCATTTTCTCTATCTCTTTGGCAACCTCTTCGATTGTGTCGTTGCGTATCTTCTGTGATACCTCGTTGATCTGTGACTTAACCATTTGCCGCTTGCGCCAGCCCATAGCCTTCTCCCATATATTTAATTCTGGTTCACTCATATGAGTTTTTCTCCTTTAGCTTGACTTTGATATCATGCCCTAGCCTCCTCTTGAGCTTTGCTGCGCTGCTTGAGCTCGTAGTCCAACTTCACAATCAAGTCTGCAATATCTGAATCAATCAGGTGCAGCTTCTTAGTCCAGCGCGAAATCGTCAGCTTAAGATCATGGATAAACTCCTCTTTCATAGAGTCATCCGTCATCACATCGACCATTAGCCTGTAGCCGCCGCCAGTGCTTCTGTCAGTTGGTAAGCTGACAAATGCGCGAACGTGTGTTGGCTCATCGGCCAATATCGTAATCCGGCACCGTTGAATCAGGGTTCTAGCCTGATCCCTTCGGTAGTTAATTGCCGCCTCAGTATCATCCCATTCAAAGTGGCTGTGAAGAATGCTTGATTTATCAGCAGCCTCCATGATTACATCGTCAATCATCAGAACGCCGCCATTACGCCGCGCCATTTTCTCTAGTAGTTTCCGTTCTGCATCCATAAGTTTCTCCTTGTTAAATGCCTGCTAATCCCCGCCTTGCCAGACCTGTCCGATCCTCGCCATGCCTGCCATACCTTACAGCGCCTTGCCCCGCCGATCCAATCCGTGCCCTGCCTGCCGATCCGCGCCTTACCCTACCTCTCCGTGCCTCGCCTCTCCGTGCCTGCCTTTCCACGCCACTCCCGACCGATCCAATCCGCAACGAGCCATACCTGCCATGCCGCGCCTAGTCATACCGAGCCGCAACCCTCCGTGCCTGCCGATCCAATCCTCACCTTTCCGTAACACGCCCAGCCTCGCCTGCCTCGCCCCACCACGCGCGTCCCAGACGCTCCGTGCCATGCCTGCCCCGCCTTGCTTCGCCATGCCTTGCCACGCCACACCTGCTATACCGCGCCCCACCGAACCCGTCCACTACGGGCCATGCCTGCCGTGCCTTGCCTTGCCCCGCCCAACCAAATCGGGCCTCTCCACGCCTGTCCTGCCATTCCGTGCCGCGCCTCACGAAGCCATGCCTCGCCTATCTCCGCCCCGCCTGCCTTGATGCGCCAAACCTCTCCGCACCGGGCCTTACCAGTGCTCGCCTTGCCACGCCTGCCATGCCTTGCCAGTCCTCGCCCAGACAATCCGCACCGCGCGTTGCCCCGCCATGCCTGCCTTGCCGGGCCGGGCCATACCGTTCCGGTACGAGCCCCGCCTCGCCTGCGGCGATTAGTGGATACTAAACTTGGATTTAATTGTTTCCTCGCGGTCGCTCTCCACTACTTGGAACAAGCCAAACCCACAGCCAGCGCTTGCTTTGCTGTCTGGCCGGCCTGCTCCAATCCCTACCTGTAAGCCGCAACGGCTCACAAGGTTAATTACGTCAACAGTTTTAAACTGATCCATGTCAAAACGAACGCGCAGCTTAACTGCCCATTCTTTGTACATCGGGCGTGATCGCACATCCACTACGCCAGTAGCGTTGCGGGTGTGAGCCGTATACACATCACTCTTGCCATAGACGCGCA